CGAGAAGATCAAAAACACTTATGGCTGGACAGCCTCTGTCGATGAAGCAGGGGCACGAATTGTCATGTCGATAAACACATGGTCGCCCAATTATGTGCTTATCAACGTTACGAATGGCTGCCAAATCACCTATCCTCGGGAGAACGTGAGCTATCAGACAACACTCACGGGGATACTTATCAAAGGAACCAGAGAAGAAATTCGCCGCAAGAATGGTGTGAATTCAAATATGGCAGGTGGTGTCCTCGACCAGTTCGCGGAATATTATTCGGAGAGAGGCCAGGCAGCCACAGGACAAAAGCCGGGAAGCGGCATAGTCATTCGGGAGAGCGTTTTCACCGAGGCCGACAACCCCGATCTGGTTGCCGTGTATCCCACCTACAAGGACTACCTGTTCGCCGAGCACATGGCACAATATCCTACGGAGTTCGGGACGATGTTGCAGGATGGCAAGACCAACACGAACCTGATCGGGCGGCTTACCTTCGAGGATATTTACGGCAAAACACAGTACCGCTACCCGGCTGCCGCCGCAGCCCTCGACTTCGGCATCACCGTGGACGGAATGACGACGGGGCTGGAGGCGGGGGCATGGTGGCTGCCGTCGTCGGAAGAGGTCTACCTGCTGATGCACGACAGGGTGTGTTTCGCCGCTGACGTGGAAAAAGACCCTGTAAACCGTACGCTCTTACGCTTGAAAGCTACCACGTGCTATGGTTATTATTATTATGTCCATACTTCATGCGAGATGCAGGAGAGTTACATCTACATTTATAACGGAAGGGCCGGCTATCTGGGCTATACAGGCAAGTGTTATAAATTCTCGTCCCGCCCGGTCTGCGCCTTATAATTATCTGAACCATGGAAACACAACGACAGATCGACACCCTCGAATCACGGCAGCTCGAATTACGGGCAGTCATGGCCAAGTCCGACGATAGGGCGGCCAAATGCATCAAGTCCGGCCTTGACTTCCGGGCTACCTATCCCCTGGATTATGAGGAGTACGAAGCGGCCAACGCGGAGTACAACGCGAACGAAAAGACCCTTGCGGAGCTGAGGGCCCGGCGTGCCGAAGAGCTGGCCGCCGAAGAAACGGTTATGGACTTTCAAAATATTGAGCAATGAAGATGTATATGACCAACAAGCCCAACGGCGAGCCGTTCTATCCCGTAACCGTAGCCGAAGCCGTGCTTGTTTCCGAAGGGGAAACTTTAGCCGCGGTGCTGCAACGGCTTGAACAGAGGATCGCAGAATTGGAGAAGTCGGAAGCGGCGCCCGAGGCGCAGGCAGACGTGCTGACCGAACAATAGAATATATCCTATGGAGGAATTGTGGAGGTTTATAGAAAGGTTATGCGAGAAAGTATGGCAGGTGTCGATAGGCGCCCTGGTGTACATGTTTAACGCCATAGCCCCGATACACGACATACTGACGGCCTGCATGATTATATTCGCCGCGAACTTTTTCACGGGCCTGTTCGCCGGCGTGCTCGTGCAGCACGAAGGATTCATATTCCGCAAGGCTTTCAAGTGCATATCCGAGGCTGCGGTAATATCGGGACTGATGGCCATGATACTGCTCGTCGGGGACAACATCGACAACCACGACGGGGCGATGTCGGCGATCTCGCTCGCAGTATATGCCCTGATATATTTCTACGGGGTCAACATCCTCAAGAACCTGAACCGCATATTCCCGAAGAACCGATACATCGACTTCCTGTACTATGTGCTCTCGTTCGAGATGATTAAAAAGATTCCCTATTTGGAAAACTACAAACAAAAACAAAAGGACAAATGAAAAAGAAATGGATCGTATGGAGCATCGTTGCGGCCGTGGCCGTAGTGCTCGGAATCGTATTCCCGCGTTACATCCTCGTGGGGGTTGTTTGTGCTATGGCCGGATGGGTCGGGCATATCCTGTACACTAAACACATCGCGCAATGACACGAGGGCTCAGAAACAACAACCCGCTCAACATCGAGAAGACACGGGGCGGCAATCCCTGGCAGGGCGAGGTCGTGCCGTCGAAAGACAAGCGTTTCGCGCAGTTTACGACGGTGGCATACGGCTATCGAGCTGCCTTCAAGCTGTTGAACAACTACCAGCGTAACTACGGGCTGGACACGATCCGCAAGATGATCGGCCGCTGGGCCCCGTCGGAGGAGAACCACACGGACGCCTATGTCCGCACCGTGGCGGAAAGATCGGGGGTGCCCGCCGACAGCCGGATCACCACGACCAACCGCGACGTGATGGTTCCCATCGTTGCGGCCATGTCGTTCGTAGAGAACGGCGTCGAGGCCAAGATGCTCGACGTGCAGGCCGGGTGGGAGTTGTTTGTAAAAGCATGAAACGCCTGATTCTCTACCTGCTCGCCACCCTTTCGGCCGGGGCCCTGCTCTTCGGCTGGGGATACCGCAGGGGCGCCGCGTCGGTGGTTGTCGAAGAAACGACGCGTATCGACACGGTGTTCTACCCGAGACCGGAACCGCTGCCCGGCACGTACCGCTTCGCCGACATCTCGGTGCCGGTGCTGCTCTTCGCGCCGCCCGACACGGTAACGGAGACCGTCGTTGTGAAAGTCGGGGCAGACAGCGTGCAGATGAAGGTGGCAATGGAAACACGCCCCTACTCGGACAGCACCTACCGGGCACAGGTCAGCGGGCCCCGGATCGGCAACCTGCGGCCGACGCTCGACTGGATAGAAACATACAACTGCACTACCACCCGACAGCAGGTAGTCACCCGGCGGAGCCGCTTCGCCCTGACTGCCGGGATCGGGGCGGCGTACACGCCGCAAGGGTTCCAGCCTACGGTCGGCGTAGGAGTAGGTGTTATTTTATGGCAATTCTGACAGGTATGAAGATAATTTATAACGACATCATCCCCTTCAAGGGATACAAGGCTATCAATCTGTTCGGGATCGTATTTGCCCGCAAGTCCGCCCGCCCGTTGTCGGATAAAAATAAAAACCACGAAGCGATACACACCGCACAGATGAGAGAACTGTTATATGTGCCCTTCTACATCGTCTACCTATTGGATTGGGTATTTCACGGCTTCAAGTACCGAAGGATAACTTTCGAACAGGAAGCATATGCCCATGAAGATAACCCTGAATACCTTGAAATACGAAAACACTACGCGCAATGGAAGAGATGATTTACATATACTGGGATGACTTCCCATCGGTTGTAACCGAATAACGGGCCTTGGGGTACGGGCATAAAAAAGTCCCCAACGCTTTCCCGCATATACCACTATACGATTGTGCCAACGCACCACATTGAGGACTTATTCCTTGAATCGGTGTGTTGGCTTTTTGTATAGTGGTATAACAAATTTATAATAAAAAATCGGGAAAGTATATGCGTAAATCAGAGCTTTTTGCACAAATACTCGAATGTGTTGCATTTGAAACTGAAATAGCTAAGGAACAAATCCTTTCGAAGGATAAATTTCAAGATGTGGTCGATGCGCGCTACATGCTCGTACACTTCTGCCATAAAAACGGCATGTACACCACCGACATCGCCCGGATGATGCGGTTCTCCCGACGCGCCATAGAGAAGATGGTCGCCGGGTTCGATGAACGCAAGCGATACAGCCACCCTATATTCGAAATACAGTGCGAACTTATTGCGAAGAAGTTGCCTCCCATCTGCGCCCCAATGAATTGATATGCCTGCCGCCCGCAGCCACCTTTGCAATGTTGCAACAGGTGAACGCCCGGCCTTGACAGGGGCGGCAATCATTCAATAATTATTAAAAATGGGTTCGGATAAAACTTATATTTTCGATGGAGGCGGCTCGGGTGGCGGCCTTGACATCGCGGCTCTCGTCTCGTCAATGATGGGCAACAAGGGCATGGATCCCAACCTCGTAGCGGCACTCATGAACGGTAACAACAACCGTGGTGCATGGGGCGGTGACGGGTGCTGGTGGATCTGGATCATCCTGCTGTTCTTCTGCTGGGGCGGCTTTGGTGGCAACGGCTTCGGCGGTAACAACGCCAATGGCCTTCCTGCGCAGCTCAACGGTGACGCCGGACGGGAACTTCTTATGAACGCAATCCAAGGGAACGGCGCAGCCATCAATCAGCTGGCATCGTTGCTCAACTGCTCTACGCAGCAGATTCAGAACACGCTGTGCAACATCCAGGGCACCCTCGGCATGTCAAGCCAGCAGATCATCAACGCTGTACAGTCGATGGGATGCCAAATCGGCAACCAGATCGCCGCGTGCTGCTGCGATATGAAGCAGGCCATCAATGGCGTCAATGTGGGCATGGAGCGCGGATTCAGTAGCGTTGCCTATGAAACACAACGTCAGACCTGTGATTTACAAAACACAATTCGCGAAACTTCTCAAAGCGGGACTACAGCGATAATTTCCAAACTGGATCAAATGCAGGCAGCTGCATTGCAGGATAAAATTGATGCCCTGCGCGAAAAGAACAGCACGCTGACCACGCAGCTCAACCTCGAACACCAAAACGCCTACATGGCCGGTGTTGTAGGACAGGCTGTAGCACCCGTGAACGCCGCTGTAGCGGCTTTGCAGAATGACGTGAATAGCATCAAGTGCAAGCTGCCCGAAACGGCTACCGTGCCCTATTCGCCTATTGTCGGTGTGCCTACGTGTATTGCCGCACAATATGGTCTCGGATATGGTGCAGGGTTTGGCTTTGGGGGGAGCGGCGGATTTTGGGGATAATGCTATTATTCGCCGATAGGTGAAATGTTCTTTGACTTACTGATAAGAGGCTTCCCAATCCGAAAGCCAGCGCCAATGAAATCCTTTCAATGTGCGAGTTGGTTTTCGAATGCATTCATATATTCCTCCGATGTGAAATCCGTGTAATTGATGGGCTTCGGATGCTGTTTTATATTTTGCAACCAATATTCCATTTTTAATCTGGACAATTGGCTTTCTGTTTTTCTTGTTGGGTATTCTTCGTGCTTTTGCTGCACACTCTCTTGTGACAGGGTTAAGCATGTTCATTGAACGAGTACACCAACGAAGATTACGTGCCACATTGTTCGTCCGGTTCCCATCTATATGGTCTACATATGCATAGTTATTAGGATTGGGGATGAACGCTTTAGCAACAAGCCTATGGACTAATTCAGTCTTATCTACTCCGTGTAGGGATGTAAGTCTAACTCTCAAATATCCTCCCCGATTTGGGCGAGGAGTTAATATGCGAGGTTTAGTCGTCCAACTATTGTTATTACCTCCGCTCACGCGATGGGATAGCGATGAAACCCTACCATAATCAGATACCGCGAAATAGCCGAGCGTACCATCAATAATACGCCATTCTTCTCCTTCGAGAGCAATTCTCTCTATAAATTCCCGATTTGTCATTGCCAAACAATTTAGTGGTGCCAAACGAGAAAAAGAGGGAAGGACGTTTGGCAAGCCCTTATCAGTTGGTCATGACTCCAACCTATCCCGATGTAAAATTAGTTATAATAACTTAAAATACAAAAATATGGCAGTATTCCCATTTCAGTATGTTAACCGCAGAGGCATACCGGTACTAAAAACTACAGGCGTGACAGTGGAGACCACAGGGGTTGTGTTTTCCTTTCCCAACCACGCATTTGCAAATTCGTGGTACCGGGGACTCGTGCTGGTTGAGTTGGTACAGGAAATCCCTGCCGGCACAACGGGAACACTTCCCGTGCTGTTTGAAACCAACGGGCAAAATAAGAATCTGACGACGTACAACGGAGCAAATGTTACAGTATCGGATATTCCGGGGTCAGGGGTATACCAGATATGGTATGACAAGCAGACCGATACTTTGCAATTGATGACCGGTGCCGTCTGAATTAAAAAAACAATTAACCGAAAGACGGGGAGGAGGGCTCCTTCTCCCCTATCTTTCACAAATCATTAACCAAGATGTTTCAGAACTTGAGAAAAGGCTCCTTAGTCTACGTTTTCGACAACAGGGAACAGCCTAAGTTTTATACAGCCAACGTAAAAGACGTATCGGCACCGTATTTCCCGCCCCAAAAGCCCGGGCAATTCTCGCCGATGCCGCAATTCATCAACATCTCGATAGAGGGCAACGAGCCCTGGGGCGTCCCTATGCAAGCGGACATCGTTTCAAAAGACGGACTTACCGTAGCGACGACACGGGAAGTGTTGAAGCCGACCATCATGGAGGCACAGCAGGCAAGCCGTGACATCGTGGAATCATTCGACAGGCACAAAGCCAACCTGAAGGTCTACGATGAGATCCTGATGCAGCTCGATCCCGAAGCTGCGCGTTCAAAGGAGCTCGAAGCCGAAAACCGGGAGTTGCGGAAGATGCTCGCTGACATGAACGAACGGCTGAGCCAGATACCGACGGCGGAAGAACTGAGGAGCCTTGTCAAGTCTGAACCACCTGCAAAAACAAAGTAACTATGGGTTGGAGAATCATAGGTGAAGGCCGTGGCGGCTTCGGCGGCCACGAAGAGGAGATGGAGCGAGAGCTCCGACGCGCCTACGAAGAAGGCTTTGAAGAAGGCCGGCGTGAAGGCCGTGGCGGATACGGTGAGCGTGGCGGCTACGGACAAGGTGGCGGCTACGGCGAACGTGGCGAGTATGACCGCGGCGGGTATGAGTATGACGACGCCTACGGCGAACGCCGTGGCGTAAGGGGTACAGGCCCCTATTCGCGGTATCGCAGGCGGTAAACCGGAGGGAGGGGGCCGCAGTGCCCTCTCCTATTTTAAATCGAAAAATATGGACAGGTTAGATACACATGAAAACTTCCCGGCAGGGTTCCGGGAATATCTCGAAAATTACGGTTGGCACTTTTCAAAGAAGATGTGCGAATTCGCCGTTTCCCGCATGAAGGACAGGAACGGCAAGAAGATCGAGCCCTATTCTAAGGATAAGGTGGATGCGCTGCTCAAGCAGTACGGCATCGAACTCAAAAAGGACAAGGGCTATGATTGCGTGTACGTCTGCAACATGGCATTGGCGGACTATTTCGGGTCGTCGATACCCAATCCACAATACCTGGCGATGTTCATACGTGACTATATCGACGATGAAGACGGATACGACGGCTTGCCATTTACACGTTACTATGCCGATACCATCGGCTCGGGAACACCCATCCTGTGGGAAGAGATGATGTAGCCATGGAAGAATATCCCCAGATCAGCGAATTCACAAACGACAACGACGAAATCGATGAAAAATATCGCAACGCTCGTCCGTAACCTGCCTGCCGACAAGTACCAGGAACTAGCCGGGGCGGTGAACGACGTATTCGAGAACAAGCGCTTCAACCGGGCACAACGCAGAAGGCTGGCGCGAAACTGGCGCAAGTACGGAAAAAGGGAGGAAAAATGAAGATTCGGGACTTGAGTATTCACAAGTATGGTTGGACGTTGCGCATATATTATGCCGTGACGTGCTACTATACGGGCGAAATACTCAAGTCCCTTACCGACATCGGATGCCCCGATACGGTTCTTCATCGCGTACAGGGGAATATGGAAAAGTGTGAAATGGATACGGGATTCACCTACTCCAACAAGGAGCATCGGCAAAGTGTCATCGTAATAGGGATGCACTCCTCGCCGTGGGAATTTCTCAACAGCTTTGAGCACGAACTGCGGCACCTCGTAGACGATATAGCCCTTACTCTCGGCCTGCCGATGGCCGGGGAAGAGGTAGCATACCTTACTGGCGAAATAAACCAGGCGCTATGGGAAGATGTGCACCAATTCACCTGTTGTAAATGTAATGGACATGGAAAAAGATGACACCCAATACTGGATGGCGATGCTCGAAGTGAGCGAATGCTGCGCACCCATATTCGCTGCCGTCGTATGCGAGTTGATGAATACGATGTAGTTATATTTCCGGGATTAAATCAACGGCTTCACGCTTCTTTTCGTCAATGATTTTTGCGTATATCTGAGTTGTTTGGATATTAGTATGACCGAGCAACTTAGATACAGTGTATATATCTGTCTTATAAGTTATTAGCAATGTTGCAAAAGTGTGACGCGACACATGATAAGTCACATGTTTTTTTATGCCCGCTTTTTTAGCCCATTTATCTAAATATTTCTCAATCACCCATACCATTGGGAGAGAAAATATAATCCCGGTCTCACATTCTGTTTGAGGCAACTGATTTAAGGCATTTGCAGAAAGGGGCACCCAAATTGGCGTGCCTGTTTTTTGCTGTATTACGCGCACTTGCCTTTTATCGTCATCTATCCATTCAATATCTTCCCATCTTAATTTCTGAATGTCCGACAAGCGCAACCCACAAAAGCAACTGAATAAGAATGCCCTTTTAACCATATCATATTCGCAGGGCGTGTTAATCAACTTTTTGATTTCCTCCATCACAAGAAACGTGCGCGGTTTATTTTCGGCTTCTGGACGGTCTTCTGCCGATATGGAATCAGCAGGATTTTTTTCGATAACCCCCTCTTTGACAGCCCTATTCAAAGCTGTAGATAATACTTGAAAATACAGCGCCCTGGTTGCGCCAGTTAATAACTTTCCTCCACGCCCTCGGACTTTGTTAAGGTATTCAATATACCCCTGCAAATATTGCTTGTCAACCTGTTTGAATGTAATTTTGTTCCCAGAGTATGCCACCAGATGATTTATTGAATTCTTGATGCTCTGAGCATACATCCTCCCTCCCTTTTCCAGGTATCGTGCCGATTCGGATTGCAGATAATCAATAAAACGTAACTTAACCTGCGCCTTTGAATTAGAAAAACCATGAGAGCGATTCTGCATTTCAACGATTTTTTCAGATTTTATAGCATTCGCCAAGCTAAGCGTCTCTTTATTTTTTATCCTATCAGCATTCGAGTGTTCTGGGATAAGATATAAATGTAAAAAATCATAAACACGATGCCCAGACTGGTAAATGTCAAGATATAAAGAAATATTCCCATTCTTTAATAGTTTGCGTCTTAATTTGACTGGCTCTTTAATCTTTGCAGTAGTCATGGGTAATGAGTTTACCGCGAAGATAGTAATAATTTGAATTTAGAGTAACAAACGAGTAACAAATTGACGACAAGTAACAACAATATGACGATAGAGAATACACTAAAAATCACATTGTCAAAAATAAGCAAAGCCCCATAAAACAGGGGCTTTACTTGTCATTTGTTAATTAGTATTTGTCGTGAGTTTGCTGCATTGATTTACGAGCCGAAGTTGTCGTTGATAATATATTATATACAATGTAAATCAAACACTTAGGTTATATCTTGGGAAATCAGGTAACAAACGAGTAACAAAAAGCATAAAACAGCCCCTTTGCTACACAAATCTCGCACAACAAATATACTCAATTTTTATTATATACATATTGTGCAGCTTGTTGCTCTACCTCCTCATCCGTAGACACTCTAATTTGAAGCATCCAGTTTTCTAATTCTTTTTTGTTAAAGTAGGTTGATTTGCCTTTTTTATAATGAGGAACTTGTTTTTTACTGACGAGACAATATAAGCGAGATTTTGACAACCCGGTAAGTAAAGCTGCATCATCCATATTTAAGGCGCTTTTAGCTCCCAACAATAGATACTGCTTTATACTCTTTAATTCTTCATAAATATCTTGTTCCATATCCACCTAATTATTTAAAATGGCAACTCCTGTTGCCGTCCGTCAATATGATCTCTTTCCTTTGTTTTAAACCTCCGCCACGAAATAGGCGGATTCGGTTCCCTGTATTTACCCCGCGTGGCTCGGCGCCTGTCGCGCTGCGCCCGCAAAAACTGGAGCTTCCTCTTCGCTTGGTTGATCCGATGATTGCATATGCCATGTATAATTATCATCAGTTCTTCCCGGCTCAGTTCATTTGTCCATACCGTATAGTCGGCGATAGTTGGCCGCCCTTCCGCCCTTCTCCCCATTTGCTTTAATCGAAATAAGTTGCTACCTTTGGAGTGATGTGTCAAAGGTGGGGCTTGAGAGCGCCACAAACGCAAAGGGCTCCGGATCAGGGAGCCCTTTACATTGCCGGCTTGATTCCGGTAAAGGCGATCATAACTATTATTGCCAGTATTACGACCAGCCAAACTATTATGGTTGTAGGCCTTTCATTATATTGCTTTTTCATAATTTCTTCTCCGTTTTCTCCAGCTCTTCAAGGACGGCATCAGCGTATGATACGGCATCGGCTGCTACAGCTTCGAATACTGTAAGGTTCTCATTTTTCTGCATTTTATCTTGATTTTGCGAGAATCTCGATATTTCAACAATTCGAACTCGAATTGTACCACTTCGGTTTTGGGAATCTTGTAGTGAAGGTTATTTCATTCACTTCCTCGCATTCGATCATATAAGCCTCCGGCCATAGCCCCTTTATTTGCTCGACATTTTCGGCATAGGCGACAATAACGAAAGCGTCGACGCTTTCGCCCGTACACCAATACGGATACTTGATCGGCCATTTAACTGGCCGATAATCGTTACCGCAATCTTTGAATTTGATATAGAATCTTGCTCGTATCATTTCTCCCTCTTTTTGAAATGTTCGATAATCTCCTCAACCGTGGCCTTACGGGCGGGGATACCGACCCGATGCTCCAGCAAGCATTTTTCGAAGCTCCCAATGGGTGCATACAGCCCTTGGTTTACCCATGCCTTCGCTTCCTCCGCGATAAACCACTGCTCGCGGTCGTTCTCGTCGTTCATCGCCGCCAGTGCCTTAAACAGCTCGATATTCTCGCCGCAGTCTATGGCAGGGTGTCCTTTGGCAACATTTTCAGCCTTGAACTGGTCGATGGAATATCGGGTTTCCTCGTCGTAGTCGCAGATCCCGTGCACCTCGTAAGCGATTTTAAGCCGATCAATCCCTCTGCAATGCAGGGTGTTACAGCCGTCAAATAGGCAGCAGGAGCATACGTAATACCCGATTCCCTTCAGCCATTCGGTCAGCTCCTTTCGCTTTTCCGCATCCTCGACACGGACAAAGCATGGGGTTGTAAATTTCATACTATTTCACCAATTCAAATTCGTAAACCACCACCCACGGGTTCCGATCCCACGTTCCACGGCCGGACACCTTGTCGATTAGTGCGGCGAAGGCTCGCCTGGGTGATTTATAATCACAGATCAAAAATTGTTTTGTGTCTTTAAAATAGTATGGGTATTCTAATGCTTGCGAACCTACACGCACTCCTTCCTTTACGCAATCCTCGTCCGAAATATCCTGCAACCGCTCGCAACGGATTCCCGTGATGCGGATTTGGTGAGGCATCAGGTCAGCACGGACGAACATTTTGTTAGTACTTCCGGGCACAAACGCCAAATCCGTAAATTTCTGCACCATATCGTTGTAGCATTGCGACACGGCCACGACTTCGCCGAGCTTATAGCGGGTATACTTCGAGTGCCTGACATCAATAAAATCCCCGTATTCGTTTTCATAAACCAAGGTGTTGCCTCTCGTGTCCCACGTAAGTCCGAAGAACTCATCAGGAATCAACCGTCGCGTCATGGTCTTTCGCCCCTCGATGACCGCATTCGTCAGTCCGTAGCGGTCGTTAAACATTATCTTCTGCATGGTTATTCAGTTTTAAGTAATTCCGGATTGTCGTGAATATTGCCGATGAGCTTTGCATCATGCTTCCGAAGTGACCAGTGCAACCCCCAAAGACGGCCCCCGTTAAAGGGTATGATATAATACGAACCATCTTCATAAAGAACCCTACCAACTATCTCTGCATTGAAGTCGGTTTCGGGAATACACATTATGTCGTCCTTCCAAATATCCTTGCCGTTCATGTCTTGCAGCCCCGTGTACTGGCCGACGGTGTTAGGATCTACTTCTACCGCAGCGACGACGATACGGCCGTCATCGTTATCTTCAATCGTGGTCTCACTCGTTGCGTGGTAAATGAAGAACCTCCCTTGATTTTCAATCAAATCTCCATACTCCCACTTCCTATTGTCGAGGCGCTTGCCTCTGAATTTACCATCTCGCATAACTATTCTTGTTTGAGGTTGTTAATTCTGTCGATCTCGACTTTCAAATTCATCTCTGCACTACGCACATCCCGTTGCAATTCCTCCAGTCGAGCTATTTGCTCCTCGTCCATCCGCGGGCATCCCCGCAGCCAGCTGTCGTAATTCGGGGTGTTCAGTTTGCCGTCACAAATCCCTCCGACACGCATACAGTAGTCGTAGTACTTGATGTATTCCTCCTTCGGAGCGTCTCGGTCGATGTCCGTCAGCATATCGGCCATGCTCACGAATAGATCGCCGACCTCTGCAATTCCTCCGGGGTCGTCGCCTACCCACGCATCCGGCTCATAATCGTAGCCGTGCTTTTCGCAGAAAGCGGCCACATAGGCGTTGCAGGCCGCATTGTAATTCAGTCTCAGTTCCTCGCGTGACATTCCATTTGCCGTGAATATCTTGCTTTCCCTTTCTGCGATCATCTCAATTCCTGTTTTCATTTTTTCTTTCTCGTGTTGAATTTTACCATCAATTTGTTCGCGTTTCGCACATGCTTGCGCATGTATTTAGCGAAATCTTCGTCTGCCGATTCAACCCCTCCCTCTGCCATTGCAATTACCTCGGCAAGGGCTTGAAATTCGTCATACGTCATAAACACATAGCCGCCTTTAGGTTTTGTGTGGTTCATCTTCTCTTCCACAGTAGTTTGGTTTTAATGACTTAATCATTTTCGTCGTTATCGTCATCGGGATAGCTCACATCCTCATAGTCCACGCAGAAGTCAATGATGTCCCGTCCCTCGTCAAACATTCCTTCGTCCCGGCACTGCTCGTATTTCCGGCAGTTATAGCAATAACAGTCGTTTATCGGTCTGTTGGTTTTCATCACTCATACGGGTTTGTGGGTAAATCGTGAACGCTTACGGCCAGCCCGGCGTCCGCCGCCGTTGATCCACATGTCATCAAATGCCTCCACTGCTTTCCGTCGCATCCGCTCCTCGGCTTCCTGCTCGGCAAGCTCGGCTGTGTGGGTCATTGCCAATCTCAACCGCCTTTCAACGTGGTCAGGCATATCAACTGTAAGGTTGTTTATGCACCCGTCGATAAATTCCCTTGCTTTTTCGCTTTTCATGGTTAGGATGTTTTAGTGTAACGCCCACGTCTTGTGCATTGCAGCGATCAGGTCTATATACCCTTTGTATTCCTCCATCTGCTCGGGACTATAGCCTTCGGCCTCGCCAATTTTTCGGAAATGCTTCTGCCACTCGGAAATGGTGTAGCGTTTGCAGCCTATTTGAATAACATCCTCACCCCAATAGGATACTGTATGACGAGATGCGCTGATAAATAGCGATTTCGGAACATCGCACCCGTCGCCCAGTTCGCACCCGTCGCCCAGTTTGCACCCGTCGCCCAGTTCGCACCCGTCGCCCAGTTTGATATTGCGCGCCTCAAATTCGGCGGCTAATTCAGAAAGTTCATTGTACTGAAAGGGTGTCCAGCCTTTGCCTGAAACCCAGAGATAAATTGTTTTCATGGTTGGTTATATTTTGTGTTTAAAGTCCGTGGTTGTTAGCCCATATCACGAGTTCGGCAAGCGTTGTCGACCCTGTGCGACGCATAGCGTTTCGTTTGTGTGTTTCGACCGTCAACTGGGAGAGTGACAGTATTTCGGCAATCCGTTCGGTCTTACATCCCTCTTTATATAGGCGGACAATCTCTTTCTCCCGCATTGTCAGGTTAGTATTAAACTCTGGGTTACAGATTACTTTATAGTATTTGCACTCCCCCACCAGCGGACAAGCAACATTCTCGAAGTTGAACCGGCCTAATTCGTCCACATCGGGCACTTTGTCGTACATCCCGAAGTTGCAGCGGATAAACCGGTGTGCGCACCTGTATTTGAAATAGGGGGCATTCACCTTGCTCTTATTGTAAATCTCCGACAGCGCCTTGAATGCCTGCGGGTAGTCAATCTCAATTACCGAGAATAATGCGTCGGTGAGCTCCTTTTCTTCTTCCATATATGTGCGGACACCCTTTTCGTCGCGAATCTGCACCTCTCCTTCGGGTGAGTTAAAAAACTCTACGTTATTTAACCTTTGCATGGGTACCTTTGTATGGATAATCTTCTGGGAATAATGCGTCGCCGGGGAACCTATTTTCAGAGAATTTATATACACAGAATGCTATGTTATCCCTGTCTGACTTGTCAGGACGGGTGTGTCCGTGCGCCCATCGCCATATTGTTGTCCTGTCCTTTCCTGTCACAAGACGAATTTCTGCCCACAACTTACTTTTGCGAGTCTTCCCAAGTGTAGAAACATATTCTTGGAACGGCAACTTTACAGCGCGCTGATTTGCAGTATTCATATTCATATTATTTGTCCAGTATTGCCATGATCCGCTCAATGCAGGCGGCCTGCTCCTCGAGTAGTGCCGTCAAGCGGTCAGTCGATTGAATTACTTCGTTCATATTGCATCGTGCTTTAGTCACCATAGTACATTCCTCGGACACCATAGAAACCTGTCGGCACTTTCAGCAGTTCGGGGCGGTACTCCGTGGCCTTCGGCTGCTCCGTCGGGCGGTTCTCGATCTTCGCGGTCAGCATCGCCAACTTCTCGTTGCGCCAAGCCTTGCGCAGGCAATCCCCCAAACTCTTGCCCGGCTGTACCTTTTTAAGGTACCAGGCGTTCTTCATGATCTTCGATTTGTCGTAAGTTGCTTTCATCGCGTTGTCCGTTTTTATTACCTTCAAAAAGGTACAATCGTCAAATATTCAGTCCCCACGCTTGCGTTTTTCATCTTAAATCGTATATTTGTATCAGCTTTGTGGGTTTCACATTGCAAATATAGAATATAATTCTAAGAATTCGATGATTTTCTTAGAATATTTGCATAAATAATATTTATACGATTTTAAAATAATATTAAGCCTCTGATATCATGACCCTTAAAGAGAGAATCCAAGCGTATTGTCAGTATAAAGGGATTTCTGTTTCGCAATTTGAGAGACAGGCGGGGCTTTCAAATGGATATTTTAAAGAGGGGAGCAAAATGCCTCGCCCTGACAGAATCTCTAAAATTCTAAACAAATTTCCTGACATCAATAGAAACTGGCTCCTATACGAAGAAGAGCCCATGCTCAAAACTACCGACCAACCTGTCAGCCAAGGAGGCGAAGACGTCACGCCAACGAAAGCTGAACTAAATAACCCAAAAACTATGGAGAGATTCTTAGATTCACTACTCCGCCAAAACGAGGAGTTGATTCGGCAAAACGGGGCTTTAATTGACCTGTACCGAGAAGAGAGAGCGAAAAGCAAGGGCGATGTCGCCCAAAAAAAAGAGGCATAGCGGTATTCTAATTAGCCTTATGCCATCTTCATTAGAGCGGAAGCAATATGATAAAATAGAACCACCCAAAATAAGCTCCATATAATCGAGCTACACATTTAAAGGAGATTACGGTCTCCTTTAAAAATGACCGGGGCGCCCGCAGGCCAAAACATAAAAACTTCGGTTTATTTCAATAGCACAAATATTTTTTTACTCTTTTCTTACCAACTCATTTCGATAGGGGTAAATTCATAAACTCATGAAAAAGTTATTACACTTCTTACTATTCATTGTTGGACTAACATTATGCGCCTGCACATCAGAAAGCAATAATGATGATGGCTTTGATCCACTAAGTGGCTACAACAAGAAATTCGATTTTTCCAATGTTGACACGGTAGGACTTCGTATTACAGAGTGTTGGGGAGATGACAGCAACGATTTCGTGGCCTCCCCCTCATATCGGGAATGGTGGGGTAAAGATTATGTTGTAATATTGGG